TTTTAACAATGTGTTCAGCAGAGTAGCCTACTTTTTTAAGCCAATCTTCAAAAAACTTACCTTTAGGATAATAACCTAAAACATAAGTAATTGAAGGATAGTATTCACCATTTCGTCTGTAATAACGAGAGTCTGGTAATGTTATTTGTTTAGCATCATCTGATACTTCTAGGATTCTATTGTAAGATTTTTTTATTTTACTCATAAAAATAATTTTTTCCCAAGTAAACCTGAGAGTGTTAAGGGATAAGTTTCTGTAATTGTATCTATAAAAGTTTTAAAACCCATTTCACTTGGGTCCTTATCTTGCATATCTACAAGGTATACTTCTTTACCCTCATTCATAAGCTGCTCACAAAACGATAAGGCTTGTTTTTGAGCATCTTTATCAAGGGCAATATATATTTTATCAACAGAAGATTTAACAATCTTCCTCATTAGTTTAGACTGTATATTTTTGCCTAATAACGGTATAACATTCCTTTTAATAGCGATGGCGTCAAATGGTCCTTCGCATAATATAAACGGTAAATCCCAATTAATAAACAACTCAAATGGTATGATGTCGCGTGAGACAGATGGATTCTTATATTTTACTTTAGCCTCTTTTTCAAATGAACGACCTGTAAAATAATTCAATATTCCATTTTCATCATATGAAGGAATGATAACCATGTTTTTATATGGTCCTGACTCACAGTAACCAATATTATATTTAAGTATATCCTCTTCACTTATATTTCTAGACTTTATATAAGTTAGAGCATGTCTACCAATAATATCTGATTTCTGGATATTAAGCAATGGTTTAAATTCTTTAGGTAAGTTAAGTTTTTCTGTTGTTACTGTTTCTCTATCTGCTGTTTCTGTCTTAACAATAGACCTTAACTCTAAAGATGCTTCAGGTGATGCTTTAACTTGTTTAAATAATTGATGGATTTTTTTACCACGTCTATCACATACCCAACAATGCCAAGGATTTTCTCCTTTTTTATTTTCAGTCATGTTAACCTCTAACTTTGGCTTATGGTGATTACAAAACGGACAGTGATAGGCAAAGTTTCCTTTCGATGTCTGTTTACCAGTTCCTAATACAGAGTTAACTAAGGCAATCAGTGGTTGATTGAGCATAACCGTAATGTAATAAGAATTACTTAGATTACCAAGTTAAGCGAAGTCTTTAGTAAAGAACTTTCCTAAAATATTATCATTAAAATATTCTAGAGGGTGTTCTAATACCCCATATTTAAATAAGTACTTACATTCATAGTAAGTAAGAAGTTTTTTATTAGGAACCAATTGTAGAATTTCACGGGTAAATTCCTCTTGTTTACCTCCTTTTATGAGTTCCATAATTGGTTTAGCAGATCCATAATAGGTTTTCCAGTCTGATTCCTTTACTACCACCCGAGTGGCTGACTTCCTGCCTGGACCTGTTTGTTCTGCTAGTTCCTTTTTTGTTAGTTTTTTCTTTATATTGTGAAATAATGATTTCTTACCAATATATGATATCCCACTTGGTTGATGAGTTACAATGTAAACAAAACCAAAGGTGTTTTGAGGCATATCCTCAAGTGAATTTATAACTTTTTCTTTGTATAACCACATAATTATCTATCTATATTAACTAATATTGTTGTGTCTGTTGTTGGTGATAAAGGTAATGGTTGTGCTAATTTCCCTATAGCTAACAATTGTTGTTGTTCATTATACAAACCTATTGTTGTTACATAAGGCTGGAAGTAAGAACTAGTAGCCCAACTGTATAAATTTTCTGCTGGTGTATAAAAAGTTCCTACAGAACTTGAATTAGCTGTACTACCAGAGGTTAATGTTGGGTTTTGACTAAAATTAAATTCATTTTCTCTAGCTGTACATTTATATTGAGTTTCATAAATGGTAAGTGAAGATGAAAATGAACAAGTTACATTAGATGAGGTAACAAAGTTACTTATTACTGTAGCATCGGATAATCCATATAATGATGAACCATAAATAGCTGTTCCATAAGTATCTCCTTGAGGCTGAGAATCGCTTGTGATTACAGCAATACCATGTCCATAAAATATATTACCACAAATTTGTTGTGATGAAGAAAATATTAAATTACCTTGTCCATCATCATAAATAGAACCACTAGGAGCAATCCAATTAAATGAACCTGGCTGAATATAGTTTCCAAATAAACCTACAGGAATAGACATTACGCCTATAGTTAAATTAGATTCTGTAGGAAAGTAATGAGCAAAAGTTAAATCAGTTTGAGGATAATTATAATATCTACCAGCTGATGAAGTAGATCCTACTAAAACATCTCCTGCAGGATCATATCCAGGTATAACACTCGCTGTGTTTGCTGGTGATCCATAACTAGCTGTAGCATTTAAGTAATTAGAATAATAAAGCTGCTCAATAGAGTTATAAACTAACCTTTGATATTGAGTAGTAATTTGTCCTGTTTGAGGATCAATACTAGGATCAAAAGAATAACTAGTGATGTTAGTTCCTAAATACCTATCAATACCAACAACAGAACTAGTTAACGCGGCTGCCCCCTCAAAATTAAACGCTTTGTTTAATTCAAGCGGAGTAATTACTATATCCGATGCTAGAAACTGTTTGAAGGTACCCATTCATTTTAGAAATCAAGTTTAACTCTTACAAGAGCTTCTTTGGTAAAATCTTTTAACAATGGTCGTGACAACTTAGCTACTGCCAATAATTCATTTGTATCATTATACAATCCAATAGTTGTAATGTATGTCTGAGGGTTATTGATAAACTGAGAGTACAATACTTCACCTGTTGAACCAGAAATAAATGATGGATTTTCTGAGTAGTTAAATTCTGAACTTCTAGGTCTTACAAACACATAGTCTGAAGTGATAGTTTCTTGGGAATTTAATGTGAAAGAAGGAGCAACCCCAGATATTGAACCACTAATTGCTTTAAACAATTGTGAGTTAGCGTTTGTATTAGAATTATATACTGCTGATCCTGAAAAGTTTGAACCACTATAAGCAAAAGAAATACCACCACTAATTGGAGGAGCAGCTAAAGCTAAAGGATTTAAAATAATAGTTCCAATATCAGGTAATAACCAACCGTATGAGCCAGAGTTAGCTGAGAAACCATCTGAAGTAGTAGCTGAACCTGTATATCTAACACCTTGTGATCCTGAAATTAATTGGAAAACTCTACCAGCTTCATTAAACACAGTTGTAGTAACATAAGCACTATTATCTGTTAAAGTAACAGAAGCACCTGATCCTGAAATTCTTAATGATAAAGAACCTAAGAAAATAGCTTCTTTATAACATTGTCTTTCAATAGGTAAAGCAAAAAATTCAGATGAAGAAATAGCTCCAAATTGGAATAAAGTATTTTCATCACCAATAACTAAATCTTGCCACTGTCCAAAAATAGTACTAGTTGGAGACAAACCATCAACAGCTGGATTGTAAACAGAACTTCCACTACCAAAATTATTTCCATAAGCAATAGCAAATTGAACAGAAGAAGTAGCAGCTGTATCAAAAACATTTACATAATAGTCTCCAGAACTACCATTTACTTGAACAGAAGAGGTATAAAAAGCGGTTAATGTAGGGAGATTTGTAGTCCATGCTGTTGCTGAAATAGCATCAGAACTAACTACAAAATCATCGGCTTCTAATCTTTTAAATGACATTTTTTATTTTATTATGCTTTAGTTACAGTGATAGGAATAGTTAAACGAGCGCCTGAATCTCTACCTACTACGGTTAGAGTGGCTTGTAAAGTATTATTAGTACCAAACAAATTATTTACAGTAGTTGCTCTCATATTGATTGTTGTACCTACTACAGTTTTAGATACACTAGTACCAATTGTTGTTGTTTGGTTAGCGATATTCAAAGCATCTACAGCAGGTGTATTAACACCTACACCTTCAAAAGTAGACATTAATCTAATATCAGAAATTGTTGCTGCATATCCTGATGGCTCATAAGTGTTAGCTCCTAAATAATTTAATGTTTGAGGAGTAAGTGTATAAATACCACTTTGAGGCATTATAATAGCAGAAGTATTTAAGTTAAGGATAGGCAATTTAGCAGTACCGCGAGGTAAAGTTACTAACTTATATTTCATGGTTTGGTTAGCTTGAGGAAATGCCTCTAACAAAGGCATATTTTCAATAGCTTGACCATAATAAGCAGAACCTGAAGGATTATTTGGATTGTAAAGGGTATAATCAATTTCATCATCTGCTAAAGCAAATTGAGTAATTTTAAATTGACCATTTTGTTGAGCTAGTAGTTGACGTCCTACATCTGTTAAAATGGCGTCTACGGTTACTACTGTATTATTTAAATATCCCATTTGTTTATTTTATTATAAATATATATAAGTTTCGTTTTTATATTAAGCCTTTTGATTTTAAGTTTTGGATTATTGAATCCAAATTTTTATTTAAATTGTCTGTCACATATTCTGGTTTTAAAACTCCACCACTACTTGCACCCGCTGGTTTGTTTAAATCTAAAATAATGTTTGATGGATCATCAACATATCTTCTTAATAGGAAATAATCTAA